CTTGTTAAGAATGGGAGCATCAAAGCTAATACCGTTATGCATTATAAACTTTGATATACGCTTTGACCACTCACCAAACTCTTGACACTGATCACCGACCCACTCTCGCATCTCTCCTGTTTGATAGTGTTTAGCTACGATGCAGTGTATTGTGCTTGCATCAATAGCATCAGTCTCAATGTCTACGATTGCTTCCATTAATCTATATCCACTATATATCCATCTTTGGTTTGAAGGTGAAAGAACATCTCACCCTTACGGATGTTACGGTTAGAAACTTCTTTAACTTCTGAATTAAGAACACTGTCACCATCAAAGAACCATGCTTGCTTGCAGTCATCTCTAAAGACAACGAATGTTAGTAGATCATTATAGTGATCTTTCTTCCACTTGTCAAGAAGTCTTTTCTTTCTGTATGGTATACGTATATCTTTCCATTCAGTAGGCCAGTCACCCTTCCAAGAATACTTTATCTCTACCTCATAGAAATGTTGAGGAAGATCAGGTGATATACTACATGTGATATCAAAGTAAGTATTCTCTTTCATTGTAATGTCTGTTGAGTTTGTATTTTTTTCCAACCAACCTATCATAACATCCTTGGCTGTCTTATCTGCAACATCATAGAGTGCTTTGTCGAATCTCTTTTTAACTGTTTGCATTACTCTTCCCCTTCCATAAATGGATTGTCCACCTGAGTCATGCGGCCAGTGTCACGATCATAGTGGAGGTAGCAGGACACACCTGTCTCACCAGTGTATCTGTTCTTGAGTATACGCACCGTAGTGGTGTTAGCTTCAACGTCATCCTCTGCTTGTTGGTTGCGTTCTAGTCCAATGACTGCGTCAGATAAGTGTGCAATAGATGCGGAGCCACGTAGATGTGAGAGAGATACCTCACGACCATCCTCATGACCACGATCACCTCCAGGTCTACGTAGATGGCTGACAAGTAGCAAACCTATGTTAGTCTCCTCAACCAGTGATCGTAGCTTGGTCATCAGTATGTCGATAGACTTACGCTCATCACCGTTATCCTCTTGACCTGATACCAGAATAGATAGGTGGTCAAGGATAACCCACTTGCAGTCAAGTGCCTTTGCCATGTAGCGTACACGATCCAGTATCTCGTCGTTCTCTATGCTACCAAAGTGATCGAAGGCAAAGAACCTGCCGCTGCCAAGCGTAGCATCCTGCCATACCTTGAGTTGCTCTGGTGTGTACTGCTCACGTATCTCTTTGATGTACAATCTAGCGTTAGCCTCAACGCTCATGATATTGAAGGCAGTGTTCTTTGTGCTTTCTTCAAGAGCAAGAACACCTATGTTAGCCTCTGTATTCTGCATGATATGATGCATAAGCTCACGCATGATACTGGACTTACCCATACCTGCACCAGAGGTAAACGTCACAAGCTCACCAGTACGCATACCATATGTCTTCTCGTTCATCTTAGCCCAAGGATAGTGACAAGTCTCATTGATCTTCTCGTCGTATAGAGAAGAACCAAGATCAGCTAGATTTATAATACCCGCTGGTGTGTAGGTACGTGCGTTCCACCATGACTGTACAAACTTCTCACGTTGCCCTGTCTTGAGATACTCGTTAGCATCCTTGAGATCAAGACTCACAATCTTACACTTGTTAGGTTCAAACAACTGTGCAACCTGTTGCTCTGCTAGTTTACCTTGCTCGTCATTGTCAAAGCATACGACCACAGTATCAAACTTATTGAGGTAGTCAAAGGATTGCTTACAGTTCTTGAGGGCAGATGCTGCACCATTCTTGATAGATACGACAGGCCACTTAGAACCAAGCAACTCGTATGCACTCATAGCATCAAGCTCACCCTCACATACTGTGATGTACTTACCACCTTGATTGAATACATTCTGTCCAAACAGACCAGCCTGAGATAGCTGACCCTCTGACCAGAACTCTTTGTCACTGGTGCGTCGATACTTAGATGCGATATGACCACCATCTTTGTCGTAGTATTTATACTGATGCTCTGTGATCATGGAGCCAGACTTAGCTACCATAACATTATACTTTTTACATGTGTCTTGTGTAATTTTCCTATCGTCAATCTGTGACAGTATGTAATTTGTATTAGACTTTCGATTGATTGAAACTACTTGTTCTGCTTGCATGTCTTGGTTCGCTCCGACTGTTGTGTGACAACTAAAACAATATGTATGGCCGTCATCGTAGAGACTGTTGGCATCACTTGAGCCACAGTTCTCACAGGCCATGTGCTTAACAAATTTACTGTTGGTTTCGTGTTGTTGCATGTTCGCCCCTTCCTTGTGCTTAGATAGCACGTTGGATTCGCTTAACTGATTTTAATACATGTTCAAAGTCTTTAAGATGTAAGATATTAGGGCCGTCGCTTGGTGAATTATCTGGGTCTTCATGTACCTCCATAAAAAAGTTTTCTACTCCTACTGATGCGGCTGCACGTAGTAGGTAAGGGACATACTCTCTGCTGCCACCAGAAGATAGTCCCAAACCTCCTGGCTTTTGTACAGAATGTGTAGCATCAAATACAATAGGTACACCATGTGTCTGTTGGTATTGCTTTATCATATAGATTAATCCAGTAAAGTCAACCACTAAATTATTGTATCCAAAACATGTACCACGTTCTGTGATTAGGACGTTATCCATACCTGTCTTTGATAAGATACCAGCAACATCCCACGGTGCAAGGAACTGACCCTTCTTTATATTAACAGTAGCACCTGTGCTTACTGCCTCTTGTATTAAGTCAGTCTGCCTACATAGAAACGCAGGTATCTGTATGATGTCTGGTATTTTACCCCAATTAAAAACAGTTTTAATCTGCCTAATATCATGGAAGTCTACACATGTTTTAACCTTTGCCCTGTCAGATACATCTTTAATCATACCTGTTCCTATTACAAAACCTAGTCCACGTTTACCAGTAACGTGAGAACGATTGGCTTTGTCAAAGGATGCTTTAAAATAATAATCATACCCTAATGAATTGCATATATCTTTACAGTGTTTAGCAATCTTAACACCCTGCTCAACGCTTTCGATCTGACACGGACCTGCTATTATCCTCATTTATCACACTCCACAGTATAGATATCTTTATTGCCTACAAGATGTTGAGTAAGTCCTTTTCTTTGGTGGATAAAATCTTCTGCTTCCTTCTTAGATTTAAGTGAGGCTACTACAACATCACCCATTTCTTTATGTAGTACTACATTCCATTTCTTAAACAGAGCCATTACTTAGTACCTTCCATGATACAGGAAATAGTTTAGTCATTTTATTTGAGATAAGTTCTGCAACTTCTCTAGTTTCTTTCTGTGTGTCTTCACTTAGCCGTAACTTACACACTCTTGCAAAGGCTGCAAGTGTACCAGACCAGTACCACTCTGTCAAGAGTGACTGTGGCAGGATAGTTCTAGCTTGCTCTGGACACACGCCTTTATCTAACATAAGATTATAAGTGTCAATACAATGTCGTACAGTCTCTCTATATACGTAGGATATGGTATCCTTTTCTTTTATCACCTGATCAGATGACCCCTGCTTCTTATCACTGGCTACCTCTCGCCACTCGCTGGCTCTCCAGAACTCAGGCGAGTCGCTGACATAACGTCTACTAACTTCATTCCACACCAGACCTACCTGATGCTTGACTAACTGTCTTGCTACAAAGATAGGTGCTGATATACGGAACTGTACAGAGCAATGTCCGAATGGTGTCCAGTGATTATGTCTAGCTAGATAGCTGATAAGTTTTTTATCTTTGTCTTTCATATAGGACTTAACTAAATCACCATCGTCTTTATCTCGCCAATAGTTCCAGTCACTTTCTTTATTAAAAGAAACCCTGGCTGCATTGACAACAGTAAGATCACTACCCATATGATCTACAAGATCAACCTTCATCGTAGGTACTATCCCATACATCAGATACAAAGTCTTCTTTATCTAACATAATTTCATTTACTTCTTGACGTGCAAGTTTCTTAGCTTCTTTCTTATCATAACCTTCTTCTTCATACTGATTAACTAAGTCTCTGAAGATGGTGTTGCGGTCACGCTGCCAAAAGTTTTTAGTCATTGTCTTCCTCGTATTCTGCCCAAGTGTTACGGTTAGCATAGTCTTTCTTGTACTGTGCTAACTCCTTTCTTAAATTTTTAATTACATTATCTTTTTCATCTACTAACCTAGTTAGTTTTAATATATGAGAATGTAATCTCTCTCGTTCAGTCATCATAATTATAATCCTATTTAGCTTTGGTGTCAAGATAAAATATATGACTACCGAGTTGGACTAGTCTTTTAAATCTAGGACTAGTAGCCCAGAATGGTTTAACATACTGTGCATGGTAGTGTGTAGCATCTTGAATATATTTTATTGTTACACCATTCAAGGCAAGCTTAGATACAAATAAACTTCTCTCGTATGCATCATGATCTGTTATCCTTTCTGCTTTACCATCACACCAGTAAGAAAACATACACTTATTTCGTACTGGATTACCCTTCCACAGTTTACTTTGATGCACCACATCACAGAGATTAGATGGATAGTCATATAGGTTAGCTCTATTCAACACCACTACAGCCACACCTAGCTGAGATAGTATACCTTCAGATCGTGCTTCAAAGTATACGGCCTCTGCTAGACAGGCTATTTCTTTCTCTTCACCTTTTACTATTGTATTTTTAAATATAACAAGAACAGATGCCAACATAAGAATGTATAACCAATCTCTCATTGCACTCTCTCTATTTTAATATTAAAAGGAAAGACCCCGCTCTGTGGATATATGCCATCGTTTATTAGATAGAGTTCTGCTTCTTTATGAGAGTCAAACATTTTTGTTTTCTCAGTTAACTCTTCTACCATGACATCTATCTCTGCGAGGTCTTCTATTGTACTATGATCAGACTGCGTGATAATGTATGACATTAAAATGCTAATATTTTTATTATTAATATTAATAATTCCATTATATTTCTCCTAAAAGTAAAAGAGATGTTGCCCCTACCAGCCTCTACGTAGAGTCGAAAGGTAAAGCCTTTGTTGCATGAGGTATGATCACTCACCTACAGTGTAGGTTCCCTTCACAACATCTCTCTATTAGTTAAGCCGCCAGTGCCATGCTCTTAGTTTCAAGACCAGCCCACTCGTTAGAGTGTAGCATCTTACGAACACGATCCTCACGGTTAACCTTTACGTTATGGTCTGCACCACGCTTGCTGTTAGGATGCGAAGACCAGTATGTAGCAGCATTGTATGCTGACCAGAGCGTACCTTTATTACGCTCACTGTACCCTTCATACAATCCCTTGCCATGCAGATGACGGTTCTCCTCGTCAAAGATTTTCATAAGGTTAGATAACATTACCTTATTGTGTTCCTTCTTACGTGACACGTTGTTGGTACGTACAGCCAGTGTCTTGGTGAACAGGTTGATCGCTTCATCACGGGTGATGGTAGTATCATACCAGTCACGCATACGATCCAGTCCAGTACCAGAGATAAACTCACCAGCCTTCTGTATCTTGGAGGCAAAGGCAGGGACATTGAAGTTTTTGGTGTGCCTACCATAGACATAGGCCAGCTTGTCACCACTGACCAGGGTATTGAAGCAACTGTGTCTCCACAGTCCCATCATACCGTTGTTAGCCCATGTACCATTGTGACTGCTACGAAAGCAGAACTCAGGTTCAACAACATCTGACCCATCTCTCATAGACATGGCATGGGCAGGGAACTTGGCACGTAGTTCTAGTTTAGCACCACCATCATGTACTTCTGTGGTAAACTCTGCATCTGTGGTGTCTACCTGTGCTAATGCAAGTGCTTCTTCTACACCGTTAACGATCTCATCGTACTGTGTGATAGAATAGTTATCTGACACGATGCCAAGTACCTGCTTAGTATCTTTGCGGCGTAGACCTACACCAATATCTTTTGGTACTTTAGATAGCTTATCAAAACCTGCATCATCCCAGTCTTCCATAACCTGGAGGAGAGAAAACTTTTCTACTTCAAAGTCAATCTTTGTATGGTCAAACATTAGTCATTCCTTCGTTGGAGTTCAGTTAATAGTTCATTAAGTTGGTTAATAGTTTCTGGTATTTCTTCACACTCTTTTAGTTTTACTTCTCCATTTAGTTGGATTTTACTTAGTATCTCCATTGCATTTTCTACAGCATCTACTTCATCGTTGATCAACATAATCTTCATAGCCTTCATGTACGCTGTTGAGTTCATTTTCAATCCATCCGTTAAGTTCTTCAGCATCAAACTCCTCCACAGATAAATCACCTGCTATCATGTCCATGTACTCTTCTACCATAGAGTAGTACCATGCATCACCACCAGTATGTAAAAACTTTTTTACATCTTCGTAGTCTTCAAACTCAGGTACGTTCATTGGCTTTCTCCTTTCAAGTTATCTTCTATTATACCACAGTCTGCGTCATCTTCAAAGTCTATATCAGGAATAATTTCTTTTTTCTTATTGGGTATAACCTTGTGTGTATACTGCTTTAATTCTAAAGACTTAGCAGAGGCACTCCGTCTCCTGACTTGTCGTTGTTTCTTGGTCATCAACATACTCCTTGAGTATTGTTAACACTTCTTCTGCTACATCAAAAGCATCATTGAGTGTGAGGGTCTCATGGTTTTGGAAAGACATGTACTCTCCTACCCTAAGACCCACACACCTAATGCTTTTGTCACGGTCCCAGATGATATCGAATGTATCAAACTCAGACTGCCATGTGACAAAGTTAATCAAGACTACCTTCCTTTTCTAACTCAAGTCTATCATCAGTAAACATAGTTAGCTTATGCTCCTCACCGTCTTTGGTAAAGACTGATACGCTAACAGTTTGAAACGTGTCATACTCATGACGGTTTACTTTAATGTCGCTTACTCTGTGGATATCCAAGTTCATATGTTTTCTCCTAACAAGGTTTACCAGTTACAACTTCTTTTACTTTACCATCAGACCCTACCTGTTTGAAGTAGAAGTATGTACCTCTCTTCAGATCAACAAGAGGACCAATAGCATACGCTCCGTTCTTTGGGTTCTCTGTCACCACATGACATCCAACCCATTCATATGCAGTGCCACCTAGATCATGACTGCTGTTCTTATTAGCAGCCTCCCATCCAGGTGAACAAGCACCTAATAGTACTACTAGTGTTATTGATATTAGTTTCATATAAAAACCCCTTAGTTACGTCTTATAATAAAAACCTTCTGAGTTACGTATTAATATTTATTATACTACCTCTTTCAGAATAACCTTTCAATCTGTCAAGAGATTTCTGGTAAAGTAATATTACAGTATTCATTAGTCTATACTCCAATGACTTACTCTTTTACTTCGCATATAGTTGTAGACATAGCTATGTAAATCTCCAAATCCTTCTATGTCCATTTGCCAATCTACATAGTCCTCTGCATCTAAGCTAGATAGACCATAGTCTAGTGCTTCTTCAAACCAACTCTCTTTGGCTCTGTCGTTTCCTAAATGGCTCATGTGTTTCTCCTTACCAAGTTAGGTTGTTGATAGATATTATTATAGATAAGATTATACCAACAATGCATGTTGCAATCAAGGTATAAAATAATTTATTTATCATTGATAATTTTTCCTATCTTTTCAATGCGGTAGATTTCTTCTAGCATATCTACCTGTTTAGCCAGACGATTAAGCTCATGCTCTGTGTCTACCAGTCCACGTTTGAAATCAAAGAAACTAAACTCCACATTGTCAAATGCCTGGAGCATAGCCTGTTGGAACTGTTGCTTTGAATGTGTCTTAGCTTCAAGTGGTGGTTGTTTAGATATATTTTTTAATGACTCTAATTTAGTTAGTATCATCTCTGCATATGCCATAGTATCTTTACGTAGTTTTCCTAGTCTAAAGTCTACAGCATAACATGCTCGCCTTGAACTATCCTTGTTGAAGATAGCAATCAATACACCACAAGATACAAAGGGATACATGCTGGCAAGATTAAGAAAGTTTCTGTATGGTTTCTTACCTTTCTGATCCCAGTAATTAGCAAAGTCCCATCCCTTCCAGTTACGTTGGTTGGTATTGAGTGTGATCATACCTTGCCAATTTGTAGGTACTTCCATGATATAGAAGGGTAGATTTAATTCTTTGTGGGCAATGTAGGTATGCTGCCCATCGTGAATGAAACCCTTCTCGTCTACTCTAATAGGATTGTATTCTGTAATACTACCTACCTCTGTAATAGACTCCTTGATTTTATTAAGGTGGTCTTTGATTTGTGGTCGCTGACCCCTGAAGGGTATCAAAGAGTTATACTGTGGATCAGATGGATTTACTTTGAATACTTCACTAGTCTTTTCAAGGTTCTTAAACATGGTCTTAGTCCTTTGGTTGGTTAAGATTTGGTAGGCACGTTTATTATATTTAATACGGTCTCAAAATAATCAATAAGTTTTTCTGGTGTATACTCTCGTTGATATTGTGTACATCTCGTTGTACCCTTCACGTTACCACAGATAGACCTAATCTTACCCTTCTCGCAATAGTGTAGCGTCTTATCTTTTGGTGGTAGCTTGGGTAGTTCTGATCTGTCAATGCCACAGATGTATAGCTTGGTCTTCTTGTGAGCAACATGGCCAAAGTCATATTGATCTATGAGTATAGTAAAACCACCATGTTTATCTATCTCATTCACATCTGGCAAGTGTTTACCAAACAGTCTAGACCCTGCTGGATGCTCTAGTATACCACCATTTTGTCTTATCTTTTTAATAGACCACAAGGCTAGGTTTGCTTCATTAGGTCTAGCATTGTGAGCTAAGTGTGACAGTCTGCCCCATGTGCGGCATGGTGGGTGACATACTACAGGTGAGCTAGCATCATAGGTGAGTGCGTCTCTGTCTTCATCGTATACATCCCAAGTGTCACGATTTTTATATGAACTATCCTTACGGACAAACAATGCTGTGTACATCATTTCTCAACCTCTTGAATTAAAAAAGCTTTAGGGTAATTGCTTGCAACATCTTCTATGTCATGGCCCCAGTCTTCATAGATATGAACACCTCGACCATCACAATCTTGACACTCCAGTAGTCTAGCAGAGGGCCACGGGCCTTGCTCTCGCATACCCATTTGGCAATCACAATACTCTTTTACAATATAGTCTACCATTACCTACTCTCCTTTTTGATCGTCTTTTTTCTTTAGTTCTTCATAAGCTTCTTCAAAACTTCTAGCTGTACCGTTCATTGTTTCTACCCTATGTTGTGAATACGTCTCCAGACTACCCAAGTAATAGCCTGTATTTCAAAAGCTTTTAATGAGCGACCATTAACTCGCACTCGTTTACCCGCCTTAACATAGGCATCGGATATGGTTTTGTATTCCTTCTTGCCCACGTTGGTTCTGTCATCAGTTAACCCATGACGCTCACCATAGTATATATTCTTGGCGTGACCGTCCACAGTACAGGTATCGTCACCCATTATGTTACGGTAAAATGATACTATCTTTTGACCGTTCAGTAATACTATCACACCCTCATGGTTTGGCATATCCTCTAAGATAGACCATGCTTTCTTTTTCATGGTGTGATAGGTCGATACTTTTACACTGTCCATATCATCACCATTGACAAAAGCCTGGATCAATTCCCTGGCGTTGGTTACATTCCTATTCCATTTATTATTTGGTGATAGGGCAGCAACCACTCCCGTCACAATATGAACAGGCACGGATAGGTCCAGCGCAATGCGGTTACAGTCTGAATAGGCG